ATTATTAGCATTTAAAGCATGAGAAGCACTTGTTGATAATAATGCATATGATGCACTAGTTGCTACTAAAGCATATGATGAGGATGTGGCTGTATTAGCGTGACCAGCATTATTAGCATATGATGCAGATAATACGCTACCTGATGTGCTAGCTATCTCAATTATACTTTCTGACCCGGCAACATCTCGTTTAAAAAATACCTTACCGTCGTATGTATTTATTGCTATCTCCCCTAAGTCTAATGAACTTGTGGTTGGTATTTTACCTGGAACTGCGCTACGCTTTAACTCAATTTTAACAGCCATGTATATGGGTTCTATCTAAAGTATGTACTCGAATATAGCTTATATAAGCTCTATTTATAAATATCGAATTAAAATGTTCCTCCATCAATTGGTTCACCATTATATGATCCTGATGCAACATTTGGTGAATCTACAACATTAAACGAACCTGAGGATACTAATGCAGGATAGTTTGGACTTGTTTGTGTTATTTGTAAGGAGCCGGATACATTTAATATATTGGTTGATTCGTTGTAGCTTAAGTTACTACGTAATTGTTTAATTTTTATAAGTGCCATTTCTATTCAAATTTACCAATACCTATAATTTCATCTGTAGCTTCTAATGAATATGATAATAGAGATGTATTAACTACTAATGTACTTGATGTGTCATTATCTACGAATGATGTAATTGCTGTCTTTTCTATTAATACTCCATTAGCAAAAAACATAAAATTATCGGCAGATGTTGCAGGTACTCCTGATGGAGCTATAGTCCATCCTGCATTAAAGGTAACTGTATTACTATTAATAACTGTACCTGATACTTGAATACTCCTACTAAGATATTGTATTACATCTTCTGTTAATCCTTCTGTTATTTGAATTGTAACATTAGTAGAATCTGCTGCCTGGACTGAAGATATCTTTTTAGCTTTAGGTTTTCTAATATTAGCAGTAAATTGTTCGCTAGAATCAGCTACCTCTAGTCCGAATAATATTTGAGTATTGCTAAATGTTCGATTTATACTTGCTAACTCTCTATTAACAGAGTCGGGAATGATATATCCATTTAGAACCATGTCAAAAGTTGATTTAATAGTTCTATCTGACCCTTGTTCTAGTATTATTTGATTGGAAAATGAATCTATTCTTGTTCTAAACTGAAATTTACTGGGGTCTCCCCAATAAGTATTAGATGCAAAGTTAATAGATTCTATTAATTTATCCATTTGTTCAACAAAATTAGTAAATACTATGCAATTATACGTAATAGTCACATAATCAGGCGGAAAAGCTGCAACATACTCTATTTCGGGAGTTCTATTAGTTAAAATATTGAAATTATCGTATATATTTCTCTTACTAAATTGCTTTTTAAACAATATTAGGTTATTTACTTTGTTTCCATCTAGTTTATTACCTAACTCTCTATTAGCTTGTATGTTTTCTCGCCTATATATTATCAATGGACACTGTATTTTACCTTGAGCATCCCTGTAAAACCCATCTGCCTGAATAGACTTCCACCTTTCAGGTGATCCGTATATTACAGGAACCATTAATCTTGTATTATTTTGGATTACTGATAGCTTTAATGTGTTATCAAAGTAATATTGTATTGATTCATCTATATCTTTTATACCAATAGATATATTTCTTGCGGTATCTTTTAGTTGAGATATTTCATTTGCACGATTAAATTGAGGCTGGCCTGGTTTATACGGCTCAGAAAACACACTGTTAGGATTACCGAATGTTTCATCGTACGGCATTACGAGCTTATTCATAAACTCTACTTTATTTTCCGGCCTTGGTATGCTTCTCTTTGCCATTTTTATATTACTTGCGTTATTCCTAACTTATCACCTCTGGTGTAGTAGGTGGTTAATATATACGAATAGCTATTACCGTAATTTTCTAGTCCTTGAGAATATGCATAATTATCATCTTTACCTACTATTAATTGATTGGTATTAACGTTATCCACTTGATAATACAGTTCATTATACATAATTACATCTCCTATTTCAGGAACTACATTAGCATCTACTATCATATCTTTTAAAAATCTAAAAGTTACTGCACGGCCTCTATCTAATCCTTGATCCTCTATTGATGAATCAAAATCTCCTCTTTCGATTATGCAGTTAATTAATATAGGTCCTATAAAGTTTTTAGTAAGTGATTCTCCGTATATATTAGCGGGAGTATCGTTAAGAACAATCTTATAATATCCAATTTGTTGTGTTATTATATCATTTAATAACTCTTTTGACATTATTTTAAATGTATCTATATCTCTTGAACCACCAAATATTGCCATTTTTCTATTATCCTATATAAATAAACATTGGAATTTCTCCCATTGTATAACTTAATGCAGTAGTTTCTGCTTGTTTTCTCTCTAACTGCTTTTGTCTAGTAGTTTCTTCTAAATCTCCTCTTAATTTTTCTATTAATGAATTTTTTTCTGATCTAGCGTCAGTTAATAAGTCTCCTTGATTCATAGTAGCTTCAGCACCGGGTATTGGTACTGTAGTATATTTTCCTCTTATGTATGCTAATGTTTCCTTAGCTAATGCTGCTGTATATTCAAATATCCAATATCTTCCTGGTGCATTAATATAAGAATAGGTAGGATTTTGATATGGAACCTTACTTGAATCTGATACTCTATTAGTAGATCCTGAATATGCTCCGTTAGCTGGATTTATTGATTCTGACTTTTTACTATATTCAAACCTTAAACGGTCTTCATTGGATGTAGGAATAGGGAATGTCTTTAATTGATTATTTACCAATTCAAATGAAGAATGTGATCTTCTTACATAATCGGACATTTCAATTGCCTGGATTCTTTCAATATCCCAGTATAGTGGGAACATCATATAAGATACTGCAGGAGAATATGATCCCCATCCAAATGTTTCTAGTAATCCCTGGTAGTTAAATCCTGATCCTAAGTAAGGATCAAAATATCTAACAATAGCAGGAGTTGTTTCATAAAAAATTCTTCTTATTTCTATTTTATCACCAGCTGATAGTGATGCTGATGCAGCTGCCCAGGCATTTAAATCATATGACTGTATACCTTGTTGTAAAGGTAATGATCCTGTATACCATGTTACGTATCCTCCAGCTCCGGCCTCTCCTGCATAATTTTCTGCAATAGCTATTAAATTTGATAATGTTGGATTTATTACAGAATTATTTAACTGAGATCCGGTGGAAGAACCTTCTAATGTAATGTAATTATCTCTTATTTTAAATAGATATATTTCATTACCATACGTAGTAACTGCGTTCTCAAAGCATGTATAAAAGTTTTCATCATCTAATTCAACATCCATTACCGGGTATCCTAATCTTCTTGCACAAAAATTAGCTACTTTTGGACCATCGGTTTGAAATGATACATCAGTATCATAGAATCCGAATGGAGTAGAACCAGATATTGGGCCCGGAGAACCGTCGTAAATAGGTTTGTTAGCCATTATTTATTAGTATTTATCTAATATAAATATGCTAGGAATTCACTTCTAGAAATGTTCTTTTATATATTGTATTACCTTAATAGCAAAGGGAGACGGTATTAACATATACTAAGAGTATAAGTACTCATATAGCTATTTATTCTTTAGCATACGTAGGGATATTAAGTCTATATAAATAAAAAAGGCCGGCAAATGCTGCCGACCTTTCTTTAGATTAAACTTTATCTAAAATTAGACAATGTTTAAGTCTGCTACGTAAACTTTACCGTAGAATTCCGGTCTGATCATCTTCTTAGCGTAACGAGTCATGATACCTTTACGCGGAGTAAATGTAGCTGGATCGTATACTAGTGGAGTCATGATTAACGGAATATATGGAGCGTAAACAGCACCTGATTCTAAGAATTGGTTACCACGGAAGCCCATTAATATTAAGTTTTCAATCATATAAGGGTTTTTGTAAACCTTGTAACGACTGTTTAATTGACCTACTTTCTGTACACCGAATGCATACTTCATAGTGTCAGCAGCACCGTCTGTGTCTGCAGCAAATCCTGGAATTGATTCAAGGATAGTTGAAACTGCTGGTGAGACCATCATAAAGTTAGCACCACCACGTAAAGTACGTTGGTGAATAATGTTAGAAATCTTCTGTAATTTAATTCCTAAAGTTTGGAACCAAGACATTTGAGTGTAGTATACTCCAGATACATTAGAATCGAATGCAGTACCTGTTGAATTGATTTGATTTCCTACTTTTGCTGACCAATATTCAGTTGATGGAGCATTTTCGATCAACATATCTAAGATTTCTAAGTCAATCTCTAAAGAGATATATTCAGATAGCATAGATGTTAATTCTGCTTCAGCATCTAATGAATGATAAGCATTAAGATCCTGTGCAAATTCAGGAGTCCATTGTGCTTTCAACTTACGTGTCTTAGCAGAGATTGCTTCAGAACGCATTTGAACGTTAATTTCCGGGATAACGATTGAAGTAGCTGACTCAGCGTTAGGAGTTGAATATCCTGTTGATGGAGCATCTTCGAAATCACCTCTCTTATTGAAATCTGTCTTCTTGTTGTACTCAACTATAAATGCTCCAGATACTGGAACCTCTGCAGTAGAAGCAGAAACATAGAATGATAAATTAGATCCAGATATTCCTGTTAAAGCCTGTAAGTTATCGTTTACACCTACTGAACCTGAAGTTACAATAAATGCACGAATACCGTTTGGATCTAAATCAGAAATTGAAGATGTAGATACTGTAATTTTTTTAATCTCGCCAGCTAATACTGATGCAGATAAACTAGCATCGAAGTTTACACTAGCCCATGATGCAGTTGCTACAGTACCTGCGATAGAAGCAGAGAACTGATTGATTGAGTAACCAAAACGTCCAGCGCCATAAAGACCGCCTGCAGCTGCGTTACCGAATCCTGAATCACCTGAAACTGTTTGCTGACCGAATAAAGATCCGTTAGCTGCTCCTGTTTGGAAAGGATTTTTTTCAGTTCCGTACTGGAAATCTAAATAAAATACTAAACCGGCAGGTAAGTTCATTGGCTGAACTGAAACGAATTCTTTAGCTGCAATTTGACCGAATACTTTACGTACTAAAGGTAAAGCAACACCAGCCCACTGCTCACCGTTACCTGGAGTAAATGTAGCTCCAGAAGTAGTACCACCACCTGCTGAAGATTGCTCCATTACTAATTGCTTAGCTTGATTTTCTAACAACACTGCCATGTTGTTTTTGTCTTGTCCTTCTAGTCCTTCTAATAGACCAGATTTAGACCATTTTGATACTAGCTTTTGAGCGTCAGACTGCATGTTTTTGTAAGGGTTTGCAGATTCTAACAAGCTACTTAGGTTATTTTCCATTTTCTAAAATAAATTGTTTAATTAATTAATATGCTTTTTTTATACCAGCTAAAATTTGTAAACGGCTAACATAAGCATCTGATTCTACGATGGGCTTTACTGGTGCTTTACCCATTGCTTTTGAAGCAAATCCTACTGATTCTTTAATTGATTGTTTTTTAGTTTCTCCTAATGAATCTTTTAATGTTTCGTAAATGTTTTGAGCTTCTCTAGTAGTGCTTGCTCTGTCAAATGCATTAACAACTTTTACTTTTTGTGATTCTGTTAATGTTTTAGCTTTAAAGATTTTATTAACGTAAAGTAATTTAGCATTTAATAAGTTGATTTCATTTAAAGAATTCTTTAAAGAATTGATAGTTTTAATAGCTTCATGCAATTCTGCTTTTAACTCTTTAGTATCATCTTTCTTTTTAGCTTCTTCCATTTTATCTTCACCTTCTAATTGTGCTAAGATTTCATCTAAGCCAATAACTTCTTCTTCATCACCTTCTAATCCTTCTAAATCTTCTTCACCTGATACTCCTCCTGACATTACATCAGCGATTACATCACGGATAAGATCTTTGAACTCTTCTACAGATAATTCAGCCACTTCTTCAGCTCCTTCTTCGGATTCGATATCATCTTCACCTTCTTCTTTTTCGGCATCAATTTCTACTTCTTCCTCTTCCTCAGCTTCTTCCATTGCAGGTTTTTGTTTTCCGTGA